GAGGATGTTCCTTGCCGCGTACCGCTACGGTGTCGGCAACATCAACCAGGCAGCGGAGCTATTCAAGGGGGACACCAACCTATACGCGTATCAGGCGGCCTCACCGAGACCGGTGCAGGACCTGACCACGCACGAGGCGCTGGCCCTGCGGCAGGCGGCTATGATGCACCTGATCGCACAACATGCCTTTGACCCCGTCATCGTCAAGACGCACAACGCGGCGGCGACCCTGAACGGGATGGAGCTGTGCTGGGAGCCCATCACGGCCGGGGCGGTATACCTTGTCCGCGACCCGCGGGACGTGGTGTTGTCCTACGCCCGGCATGTCGGTAAGGACGTTGACGGTACCATCCAGCTGATGAGTGAGGACTACGCCCGCACCTCCACGCACGGAACAGAGGTGGCTCACTTCCTGTCCAGCTGGTCACAGCACGTCATGTCCTGGCAGGAGCGTGATAGCGTTATCGCCGTGCGCTATGAGGACATGCTGACGGACCCTGTGAGGGAATTCAGTCGTATCGTCACTGCGGTGGGGTACACACTGGACGAGGAGCGCGTAGCCGCCGCCGTGGAGGCCGTGGCCTTCGACAAGCTCAAGGCCCAGGAGGAGCGGGACGGCTTCGCCGAGGCATCCCAGAAGGCGGACGGCTTCTTCCATAAGGGCAAAGCCGGGCGCTGGAAGGATGAGCTGACCGACGCCCAAGTGGCCCGCATAGAGACAGACCATGGTAAGGTCATGGAGGCGCTCGGCTATGAGCTGCTCAACCCCTACGAAGAACGCCGGGAGGCGGTATGAAAGTTAAAGCTATGAACAAGGTGCCTGTCCTCCTGGACGGTGAGGTGGTGGAGACTGTGCAGGGGCAGGTCTATGACGTGCCCGAAGACATTGGCGAAGCCCTATTGCGAGGCGGGGACGCCGTTAAGGTCACCGAGCGCATTCCCCCGGCAACGGTGGACATCCCGCAGGACGCTGCCCCGTCACCCAAGCCCAAGAAGCGGACCCGCCGTAGCAAGAAGAACCTAGGCGGCGCCCCTGAGAACAAGGACGCCGGGCCGGCGCCCGAGGATAAGGACGCCTAAGCATGGGCTCCCCACTGGAACAGCTAAAGCAGCCGTCCCCCAAGGCAGGGCGCTTTGCCGGGCTTGAGCAGAGCACGGCGCCGGACAACAGCGTCCTGTTGACCACGGTCAAGTCACATCTGCGCATCACAAGCAGCGCCGAGGACACGTTGCTCCAGCTGTACATCGACGGCGCCGTGCGCACCGTGGAGCAACTGGCACGCCGGAGCCTGCTCGACCAATCATGGACGCTTACCCTGGACAGCTTCCCGGCGACCGACTACATCGACCTGTACATGGGTCCGCTTGTGAGTATTACCAGCTTGACCACGTATGACGACAACAACGACCCGAGCACCGCGTTCAGCGACTACGCCCTAGACACCGCTGGCGAGCGCTTGTTATTGGATGATGGGGCCACGTGGCCCACGGATCTACGGTCTCGTGCTAGCGTGAAGCTGGAGTACGCCACAGGATACGGGGCAACCGTGGCAGACCTGCCCGGCACACTATTGCGTGCTGTGCTCATGATGGCCGGGGACTTTTACGCTAACCGGGACGTATCGTGTTCGATGAGCGCGGAGACGGCCTACGGGGTAAGCACCTTGTTAGGAACTGAACGCAGGTGGCGGCTATGAGCCGCTGTAGCAGGGTAGGCAGCAGGAAACGTCGCGTCTGCGCGGGTGACCTCAATAAGCTGGTGACCGTGCAGAACCGCGCCATTGAGGCCCCGGACTGGAACAGCCCGGACTTCGACGAACAGTTCAGCAACGACAGTGCCGCCTGGGCCGCTATACAGACGGTCACCGGTAAAACATTCTTCGATAGCGTCAATCAACGTGACGAGACCATGACGCATGAGATATTCATCCGCTATGACAGCAGTGTCACCAGCGAATCATGGTTGCTGTATGACAGCCGTCGGTTCGATATCCTCGCGGTGGAGAATCTGGAGGAACGCAACGAGTTCCTGAAGCTGACGTGCGTGGATAAGGGGGTAGGCAAAGTATGATAACTATCCGTGCTGACCGTCAGAACGATAAGGTCCTGTTGAAGATCGCCCATGCTGGGGAGCTGACCGAGCGCGGGATCCGGCAGGGCTTCTTTCGCCTGGCGAAGGACCTCCATGGCACGGCCAACGAAGACATCCTGCGCAAGCCCAAGAAAGGCAAGACGTACATCGTGCGCGGTCCGTCGGGCCGTAAGAGGCGCCACGTAGCCTCCGCGCCCGGTGAATCCCACGCCAACCTGTCCGGCAAGCTGCGCCGGTCCATGGGCTGGAAGGTGTCCGGGGCTAAGTTGATGGAATTCGGCTACGGTGCCGGACCGGAGACCGCGCCAGACTACGCCCCCTTCGTGGAGAACGGCACACGACGCATGGCTGCCCGCCCGTCGCTGGGCAACAGTGTGCGTAAGAACATTCGCAACGGTGAACTTCACTTCGTGCGTGAAGTTATGAGGAGATTCGCTGTATGAAGGCTAACGACGTCGTACAACAGCTAGCGCGCCGCCTGCCCCAATACACGGACAAGTTCACCGACAACGTGAGCGTGGCCAGCTTGACGCAAAGTGGCGGCACGGCCACGGCTACTACGGATACGGCCCATGGCCTGGCGCCCGGCAACCAGGTTAACATCGCCGGGGCCAAGGCGCCGATAGCCATTACCAGCCTGACCCGCAGCGGCACCACCGGCACACTGGTCACGGCCACCGCCCACGACCTGACCCAGGGCTACAGTACCGAGGTGGAAATCACCGACGCCACGGAGACGGAATTCAACGGGACCTTCACCATTTTGACGGTGCCCAACCGCACCACCGTGACGTTCACCATGCCGGACAGCGGTGCGGCCACGGCCACCGGATCATCGCTATTGCTGGGCGCCACAAACTACCTGAATCAATACAATGGTCTGTACGAAGTGCTGACCGTCCCGGATGATACGAGCTTTACGTTCAACGTGCCGCCCACGGTCGGCTCTCCGGCCTACGGCACCATCGAAGCCCGAGCCTTGCCCCGTGTGACGGCAGTCGTGAGTGAAGATATCATCCTGCAGGCATACACCAAACAAGACCCGGACCAGCTGTGGGCGTTCGTGGTACTGGGCGATGTGGTCGCTAACCGAAGCCGGCAGACCGAGACGGACGCCACGCAGGACACGCAGCGCGGGCAGTTCTTCCGCACCCAGATCATCCAACCGCTGACCGTCTACGTGGTCGTGCCGTCTGCCCTGGAGAACGCGGCACGCGGGGCACGGGATCTGTGCGAGGAGCTCTTGCAGCCGCTGACCAAAAGCATCTTGTTCGAGCGCTTCCCGACATACCTCAGCATTACCCAGCGCGGCCCGCTCCAGTTTACCGGCCACGGATTCGCTGCGTATACGCGGGGCTTTTACCTGCATGCGTATGAGTTCGAACAGCTGGCGGACCTGAGCTTCGAGGATACGGTAGGCTACGACGATAACGTGGCGTTCCGGGATATTGACCTGCAGCTAACACCGCAACAAGGCAGTCAGGTGGAAGTGCTCACCGCAGGTATTAATTTAGATGATGAGGTAGTATAATCATGGTTAATGTCCGTATAAACAAAACTTTTGGCCCGTATAAGGCGGGGCAGGTGGTCAAGGTGGCGACTACCGAGGCGGGCATCCCGCTGGACGTGTACTGGCGCCGCCGCTTAGCGGATGCAGCAACGGATGGTTGCTGCGAACTGGAACAAGCTACACCGTCGAAGACCCGCCGGTCCAAGACAGTCGATTCAAGCGCCTCGGAGGACTAACACATGGCCAGCATCGTTAACCAGCCGAAAGTCAATGTCAGCATTGTACCGGCGACGACGGACGTATCGAACGCCCCGCAACGCATCCTATTCGTCGGCCAGAAGGTCACTGCAGGTACGGCGACCGCCGGGGCGTTGAATGAGAACATCCTGAACGACAACTCCGAGGACATCCTCTTCGGGGCTAATTCGCAACTAGCGGGCATGATCCGCGAGGCCAAGCGACTGAACCAGGTCACTCAGATGGAC